TGAAAGAAGGTGGCGTTCTTAAAATGGCAGGCGGTGGTGCTACACCTAAATCAGGCGTGGTTAAGGTTGACATGGAAGGCAACCCTAAATCAGGCGTAAAGAAAATGATGGGTGGCGGTAAAGCTGGTGTTAAAAAACTTGGTAGAGGTGGTAAGCTTAAAATGAAAAATGGCGGTATGGCTGGTAAATCAGGTGTAAAAAAACTTGGTAGAGGCGGAAAACTTAAAAAATAAATAAATGGCAGTATCAGGTTCTAAAAATTTTGAATTAGACGTTGCCGATTATGTCGAGGAAGCGTTTGAAAGATGTGGCTTAGAGCTACGAACTGCTTACGACTTACGTACTGCAAGAAGAAGTCTTAACTTATTGTTGGCAGAATGGGCAAACCGAGGCCTTAATCAGTGGACTATTCAAGAAAAAACTGTAACCATGGTCAAAGACACTACTACTTATAATGTAGATTCTAGTGTAGCGAGTGCGCCAATAGACGTATTAGATGCTTTTGTTAGACAAACTGTTAACTCAGAAAACTCTGACTTACAAATGACAAGATTATCAAGAAGCGAATACGCATCTATACCTAATAAATCTACGACAGGTAAACCTTTACAGTTTTTTATTGATAAACAAATAAACCCAACAATAAGTGTTTATCCAACTCCTGATAAATCAACAACTTATACAGTACACATGAATGTGCTTACACGCATGGATGATGTAGACGCAGCCACAGATACGTTACAAATGCCTTTTAGATTTTATCCTTGTTTGGCTGCTGGTTTAGCATACTATTTGTCAATTAAAAAAAGTCCTGAGAAAACATCCATGTTAAAAGCGATATATGATGAAGAGTTCCAAAGGGCATTAGCATCAGATGAGGATAGAGCTTCAGTAAAAATTACGCCTGATGTATCTCATTACAATATTGCTTAATGTCTTTTGCTACTAACAAAAATCCTTACGCTATCTGCGACAGATGTGGTTTTAGATATTATTTGCGTGAATTACGTAAGGAATGGAATGGTTTAAAAACTTGTCCTGAGTGTTATGAGCCTAAGCACCCGCAACTAGAACCTAGAACAAACAAGGTAGACCCACAAGCAGTAAGAGAGCCAAGACCTGACATAAGCGTATCTCCAACAATTTTTACTGTTTATACAAACTTTGACCTTGGTATTATAGGCACAAAAATTACAACACCTGATAGCATGACAAGTGCTTTAGGTACAGTTACAATAACAACATCGTGAGTTTTACATTAGCTACATTAAAAACTGCAATACAAGATTATTTAGAAACAGATGAAACAACATTTGTTAATAATCTAAATACTTTTATTGAACAAGCAGAAGAAAGAATACTTAAAGCAGTACAAATTCCAAACCAAAGAAAAAATGTATCAGGTAATGTTTCGCAAGATAATAGATTTTTAACGACACCTAACGATTTTTTAGCACCATTCTCTCTTGCTGTTATAAGTTCTAATAACTATGATTACTTAGATTTAAAGCATAATTCTTTTATTAAAGAGTTTGTTTCTGATACAACAACCAGAGGCAAACCTAGATATTATGCTATATTTGACCAAACGACATTTGAGATAGCTCCTGTTCCTGACGCAAACTATTCTATGGAACTACATTACTTGGCTAAACCTGTATCTTTAACTGAGGGCAGTGACTCAGGTACAACATATTTGTCTGCAGAGGCACCTGACACCCTGTTATACGGTTGTTTGTTAGAGGGTGCAATATTTTTAAAACTAGACCCAGCAGAAATTGGGTTATATGAGGCTAGATTTAAAGAAAGTCTATTACGATTAAAGAACCTAGGAGAAGGACGAGATACTAGGGATGAAATGAGGTATGATTCACTAAGAACAAACGTAACATAAGTTTCAAATAGAGAGAGAGAAATGAAACCAATAAAAAAACTTAACGGTAAAACCGTTGCCATAGTCGGACTAGGTAAAAGCTGGTTTGACTATAATATGGCTAAATCGCATAGCGTACATTTTGATGAGGTGTGGGCTATAAACGCAGTAGCTTCTGTTATATTTCACGACAGAGTATTTATGATGGACCCGCCAAGCAGATTTTTAGATACACAAGATGCAGGTGGCCAAACTAATTGCATGAAAGAACTGCTCACAAATCATAACAAGCCAATTTATACCTGTGAAAACGATTCAAGGTGTAAAAACCTTGTTGAATACCCAATACAAGAAATAGTAAAAGCAACTAATTGTCACTACTTTAATAACACTGTAGCTTATGCTGTAGCCTTTGCATATTGGAACGATGTATCAAACATAAAGCTATTTGGAGTAGATTTTACTTATAAAAACAATTTATATTTTGCAGAAGCAGGCAGAGCTTGTGTAGAGTTTTGGTTAGTAAAATGCATGGAAAAAGGTATACAGGTAGAGGTAGCATCAAACAGCACTTTGCTTGATACCAATATACCCGGACAACAAAGATTGTATGGCTATCATAGGCTTGCAGACCCATATATACCTGTGGCAGGTAAAGATGGAATGGAAGTTAAAAAAATGAGTGAATTAAAAATACAAAAAAAACAAATACTGCCACAAATGGCAGATAGGTATGATAGTCATTTACAACCACCGGAGCCAGAAAAATGGTAATAAAAATAACACCTGATGGAGTGCCTGAACTTGGAATGGTTGAGGTCGCCACCACTAAGTATGGTGGACATCCTCCAGAGTTTTGGGCAGAGCAATTAACAGATAAAATCGTCGGTGTATCTGACGACAATGAAGAACACGTTAAAGCACAAGCTAGAGCTTATAGAAATTTAATTTATAAAGTTTGTTTGATATATATTGAAAATGCTATAAAATCTTATAAAGCTACCCTGATTCAGGATTTATCTGCAGGAGGTAGTGAGGATTTAGCAAAAATAATAAAGGGTATTTAATATGGCAATATCATCAACATTAACAACCAGCTTTAAAGTAGAGCTATTAACAGGAACACACAACTTTACTAATTCAAGTGGAGACACTTTTAAATTAGCTTTGTATACGAGTTCAGCTACTTTAGGTGCTACAACAACAGCTTTTACTACCACAGGTCAAGCTAGTGGCACAAACTATACCTCAGGCGGTGCAAACCTTACAAACGTAACTCCGTCATCTACAGGTACAACGGCGGTAACTGATTTTAGTGACCTGACTTTTAGCACAGCTACAATTACAGCTAGAGGTTGTATGATTTACAACTCTTCTGATAGTAACAAGTCTGTAGCTACAATTGACTTTGGTGGAGACAAAACATCCACAGCAGGTGACTTTACTATTGTATTTCCAGCAAAAGCAGCATCAACGGCTATAATTAGAATAGCTTAAAATGAAACATGCCGTTTGCAAAGTTTCAGTTTAAAGCTGGTATAGACAAAGAAGGAACCAATCTTACCAATGCTGGTGGTTGGTTCGATGCGTCTTTGGTAAGGTTTAGAAAAGGTTTTGCAGAAAAAATAGGCGGTTGGACAAAACAAACAACAGCAACATTTTTAGGCACTTGTCGTAAATTATTTCCATGGATTTCATTAGAGGGTGCAAAATACCTTTTTGTTGGAACGCACTTAAAAGCAAACATACTAGAAGGCAACAATTTAGCAGATATTACCCCTATCAGATTAACTACATCTGCGGGTGATGTTACATTTTCTGCAACAAATGGTGATGCAACCATAACTGTATCAGACACATCACACGGCGCTGTTCAAAACGATTTTGTTACATTTAGTGGTGCATCTAGTTTAGGTGGCAACATAACTGCTGCTGTTTTAAATCAAGAATATCAAGTAGCAACTGTGGTAAACGCAAACTCTTTTACCATTGAAGCAAAAGATACATCTGGTAGCACAGTCACTGCAAACTCATCAGACAGTGGTAATGGTGGTTCATCGGTTGTTGGCGCATATCAATTAAATACTGGATTAGATGTTTTTGTACAAGCAGATGGTTGGGGTGTAGGCACATGGGGTGCAGGTGAATTTGGTTCATCTACAAGCCTATCTTTTACAAACCAACTAAGGTTATGGTCTGCTGATAATTTTGGAGAAGATTTAATTTTACATGCACGTGGAGGTGGTATTTTTTATTGGGACGAAAGCAATGGCACAAGCACTAGGGCAGTAAATATAACATCATTATCAGGCTCTAATTTAGCACCCACAGTTGGTTTACAAACAATTATAAGTGACACTGATAGACATGTTATTGTATTAGGTTCTGACCCTGTAGCAAGTGGCGCACGCACAGGTTCAATAGACCCTATGTTAGTTGTATTTTCTGACCAAGAAAGCATTACAGAGTTTGAGCCTAAGACAACAAACACAGCAGGCTCTGTTAGATTATCATCAGGTAGTGAAATAAGGGGTGGCATAAGAGCAAGACAAGAAATACTAATTTGGACTGATACATCTATGTACAGCATGCAGTTCGTAGGTCCACCACTAACATTTGCATTAAACTTAATAAACGAAGGTACGGGTATGATTGGGCCTAATGCGGCCATAAATTCACCAAATGGAGTCTTTTGGATGGGTGATGATGGTTTTTATTCTTATACAGGTTCCGTGCAAAAATTACCTTGTAGTGTTTTGAATTACGTGCAAGAAGATTTAGATTTAAGCCAAGCCTTCAAAGTGTTTGCAATCCTTAACAAAGAATACAATGAAGTATGGTGGTTTTATCCAGCAGAAAGCGATGGCACAGAAGAAATATCAAGATATGTTATTTACAACTACTTAGAGGGCGTTTGGTCAATAGGACAATTAGTAAGAACAGCATGGGTAGACCAAAATATATTTGACAAGCCATTGGCCACTAATAGTGGTGTTATATTTGCACATGAAAGCGGTGAGGATGATGATGGCTCACCCATGGACGGTGTTTTTATTGAAAGTTCTGATTTTGATTTGCAAGACGGTAATGATTTTGCTTTTGTCAGAAGAATGATGCCTGATGTTAAATTTTATGGAACAAATGTCACTTCTGGTGGCCCACAAATAAATATGTTACTAAAAACCCGAAATGCTCCAAGTGAGTCATTAACCACAAGAGCCACTAAAGATATTTCTAATAACACCGCACAAGTGCATGTTAGAGCAAGAGGTAGACAGGCGGTGTTAAGAGTGCAAAGTGACGATGACGCTGCATCAGGAAATAGATTAGGAGTTAAATGGAGACTTGGATATACAAGGTTAGATATAAACCCTGACGGTAGAAGATAATGGCTAAGCTTTTACCAACAAGGCTGCCTATAGCATTGCAAGAGGTTACGCCTGAAACATTTAATAAATTAGTTAGAATATTAGAAATAAATTTAGGTCAATTTGACCCAAATAGGACACCAAGATTTAACGCTACTGAAATAGCAGAGTTTAAGTTTTTACAAGGTGATGTAATATTTAATACGAGCAAAGAAGTCTTACAGGTTTACAATGGTAATGATTTTATTAATTTAACCATAGATGCCAATGAGAAAGGCTTAAAAGCAACTACATCATTAGGCTTTGTTTCAGTGAAAACAAGTGGTAATATATCTGTAAACATAAATTAGGGTAGAATTATGGCAACATTACAAGAAAGAATTAACATGTTAGCTGGTGAAATGGAGTCTCCAAGACCACAACAAATGAAAGCAGACACTTCTAACACAAATACTATTGAAGAAAACATAGCTGCAATACAGCAACAAA